CCTCAACGGTGTAGACCTCCTCCTTGACGAGCTGGCCAAGCGCGGCCCAGTTCTGCTCGCCATCAAGGCCCAGCACGTTGATGCTCTCGCGCCCGGGGTCGGGCAGCGCGGGCCCGTAGTTGACGCGCACGCCGGCGAGGTTGGTGCGGGCCGCAAGGGCGGTGACCAGGGCGTCCATGAACGCCGGTGCGGTGCTGGTCGCCATTAGTAGACGACGTGCCTGCGGTAGCTGTTGAGCAGCCTGCGCGCCGCGGGCGGGATGCCGTAGTTGCTCGCCCGCTCGGTCGCCAGCTGCACGGCCTCGTCGATGTCCATGCCGAAGGCGCTGATGTCGCGCCGCATGGCCGAGGTGACGGTAAGCACCGTCGCCTGCTTGACGGCCTCGGGGACCGCGGCGAAGCCCCACACGCCGGCCACGTCGACCAGCGCGTAGCCGAACCGCACGGCCGTGGGCGAGGTGAACATCCCTGTGAGCAGGTTGGAGAACTGGATGCTCGTCCAGACGCCGTCGGGCTTGGTCACCGGCTGCAGCTGGAACTGATCGGTCACCGTCATGGTGAGCGGCGCGGTCGACTCCGGGTGCAGGGTGACGCTGGAGAGCGTCTGGAGGTCGTAGGGCTCCAAATCCATGCGGTACTGCCCGAGCTCCAGCCGGAAACGGCGAGTGGTGGGCGTGCCGACGCTGCCGGTCGTGGGCGCGAACTCCCGGTTGACCTCGTTCTTGATCGCCGCCGAGTAGATGGAGATCAGCGCGTCGATCAGGGAATCGCGGCTGGTGTCAGCAGTCGGCATCTCAAGCGCCAGGCGCACGTCCGACCGTGAGCAGAGGTCACCGGCGGCCATCGGCTATCGCTCCTCGACCTTCTTGGCGCGCGTCGTCTTGGGCGCAGGGCGCTTGGCCGCGCGTGCGGCCGGGGGAGCGGCCTCGCCCGTCAGCTTGGCGATCTCGGCGTCGACGCTGTTCAGCCGCGCCTTGTTGCCGCTGTTGACGTATGCGCGGCGCTCCTCGATGAGTCCCGCAAGGCGCTCGGCCTTTTCCTTGTCATTCACGATTCAGTGTCTCCAGGTAGGGGAGAACGACGCGGGGCCGACCCGAAGGCCGGCCCCGCTGGTGCCGTTACTGCTGTGTGCCTAAGACCTAGAAGGTCGGGGCCGCGAGGCCCGTGCCCGAGATCTTGGCGATGCCCTTCGCGTAACGCTCGGAGGCGAACGCGGAGTAGTTGAACAGCTGCAGGCGAACCTCCAGCGTGCCCGAGAGCACCTGATCCATCACGCGGGTCACGACCGGACCCTCCATGATCGGCATGTCGTCAGCGCGGACGAGGTAGATCTCGTCCTCGTTGGTGCCCGTGCCGTAGGTGGTGCCGACGTTGGCGTCCACGACCACCGGGTAACCGGCGATCGTGAGCGGCACGCCGCCGTCCTGGTCACCGACGCCGCGGTAGAACCCGCCCTGCTGGAACAGCGGGAAGGTCGAGCTGAGGTTGCTCGCCAGCCACGCAGCGCGACGCGGGTGCATGATCCAGTGCGTCGGAGGCAGGTAGCGGTTGGACAGCACCTCGTTCACTGCCGAGTACAGCTTCGGCAGCAGCTCAGCCGCAGTCGGCGAGGAGTCGGTGTAGGTGACCGACCCGATCGACGACACGTTGCGGATACCGACGTGCTCCGAGGAGGCAGCGGCACCGCGAATGCACTGACGGTCCAGCTCGGTGGCGTGAGCCAGAGCCAGGTCGCGGAAGATGATCTGGTCGAAGGCCGGGTTGCTGCGCTCGAGGAGCTGCAGCGACACGTCCTGCTGACCGGCGATCGTGCGCACGTAGACCGAGATCTGGTCAGAGGTGACGTCGGTCTCGGACACGGTGTTGCCCTCGACCTGAGCGGCCTCAGAGGCACCCGTGAGCATCCGCGGGAGCGTCATGACCATGCCCGAGTCAGGGAGCGGCACGCTGGGAAGCACGTTGGCGAACGGGCGACCCTGACGGGCGACCTCCACCGCGTACTCCGCCAGGTACACCGGCGGGATGAAGCCGCCACCCGACGTGGTGATCGTGGTGGTGACGTTGCGCATCTCCGCGTCGTGACGCATGAGGCGCTTGGCGGCCTCGGGGTCGGTGCGGTGGTGCACGATGTCGTACAGGAACGAACGCTGGTCCGGGGAGTCGGGGCGGTAGGTCGCCTCCTCCTTGGTCACGCGCACGTCGGTCGAGAGGGCCGGAGCAGCCGCGCGGGCCTCCTGCACCTTCTCGAAGCGCGAGACGGCGGCCTTGCGGGCCTCCACCTCGGTCACAGCGGCGTCGAACTCACCCTCGAGAGCAGCCAGGTCGGCGCTCTCGTCAGCGAGCTCGATCGCGTCGGCCGCCGACTGCATGCGCAGCTCGGCGTCCTCGAGGGCCTTGCGGGCCTCGACGATCTTGGTCTCCATGAGTGTGTTACCTCGTGAGATCGAACTTGACGATGGTCAGCCGGCTCTTGGCCTTGGCCTTGAGCTGGCGAAGCGCCTCGCCCTCGGGAGTGAGCGACGAAGTCGTGCCCGCAGGGTCGTCCTGCGCGACCGTGGCCCGTGCCGGCTGGGGCACGCGACCGGAGCGGAGTGCTCGGTCAAGCAGCTCCACCTTGGTGCCGACGGGGTACGCCGGCCAAGTGACGGCGCTGACGTCGTAGAGCGCGTCAACGTCGCGGACGATGCGGAACGGACTGCCGTCGCGCACGTCCCACTCGTCTCCGTCATCGGCGATCGTGAACGCGAAGCTCATCTGATCGACCAGGCCGGAGCGAATCTTTCCGACAACACGCTGGGCGTCGAAGTCCTCCATGTCGACGCGCGCCCACATGCGCAGGCCCTTCTTGTCCTGCGTGAGCTCCAGCGTGCCGTTGCGCGTGCTCGCCATGACCGTGTCCGGGTCGTGGTTCCACAGCAGGCACACGTTGAGGTCGGATGCCTCAAGCGCCCGGGTGAACGCACCGGGCGCGATCATCTCGCGGAAGCCGCCGAGCTCATCCGACGGCGTGTTGAACACCGATGCGTAGCCGGTGAGCGTGCGGTACTGCGTGCCCGCGCCGCTCTCGCGCCACTCGGCCTTGGCCGAGCGGGTGGTGTGGGTCTCGCGGGCCGAGCGGTAGGGGTAGACGACCTCGGTCTCGGTCTCCTCGGTGATCTCCATGTCGCCGGCCACGGCCTTTGCGCCGTCGCCATCGGCGTTGTGGTTCTCGCCGTTGTCGATGTCGATCGAGATGTTGATCGTCGGCGTGCTCTCGGCCGTGTCGGCCTCGCCCGCGTCCTCGTCATCGGCATCAAGCGCCCCGGGAAGCTGCAGGGCGTCGTCCAGCTGGTCCTGGGCCTCCTCGAGCGTGGCGGCCGGCGGCTCGGTCTCCATGACCGGCTGACCCGTGACCGGGTCGACGTAGATCTCCTCCTCGGGGTCGGGCGGCAGCTCGCCCTCAAGGTGGAAACGGCAACCGCCCTCGGGGGCCACAGTGGCGGCCACGATCGTGCAGCCCTCGGGCCCGGCGTAAGTGTCGCCGCGGTAGAAGATGCACGAGGCGCAGGCACCGCCTTCTGCGGCCTGCTCGACGTAGGCCGCAGCCTCGGCGTCGTAGCGCCCGTACTCCTTGGCACCGTCCAGCAGGGCGTCAGCGACAAGGCGCTGCCCCACGGTCAGTATCTCGCGGCTCTCGATGGCCGCGTCGGCCTTATCGCGGCCCATAGCGTTTGCCTCCTCGGCGGTCATGCGCCCGCCTGGGTGTCGGTTGACGGTGCCGGGGGTGCGTCGGCGTTGGGCGCACCGCCGACCGGCGTCAGCTGCACCTCATCGCCACCGGCGACCGGCGGGTAGTTCTCGATGGCACGGATCTCGTTGGCGCTGAGCCAGCCCGCCTGACGCGCCTTCACGTAGGCGTCGTAACGGGTCTGGGTGTCGGCCCGGAGCAGGCCGTCGACCAGCCATTCCGGCTGCAGGTCGGTGCCCTGGGGAAACAGCGCGTCGCACGCGCGAAGCGCCATCTCGATCCGGCGAAGGCGCGGCATCAGGCCGTAGCGCACGAAGCGCAGCGACTCCTCCTCCGCGCTCTGGTTGGTGCCGGCGTTCGGCACGCCGAGCATCGCGGGCGGAATGCGGAAGATCCGGGCCACTTCCTCCACGCCGTAGCGGCGGCTGTTGACCAGCTCCGCATCGGCGAGGGTCATGCCCAGCTTGTCCAGCGTCGCGCCGTTGGTGAGCACGGCCGGGCGCGCGGCGTTGTGGAGGCCCTGATGCGAGGCGTTCCACACCTGCAGCATCTCCTGAGCCTGCTGGCGGCCCAAGTTGCCCGGCACGGTGATCGCAAGGCCGGGCGTCGCGTCATTCGCGTAGCTGCGCCCGGCGAACTCCTCGGCGGCAAGCGCCACGCCGAGGGTGTTCTTGTGCTCGGCGATAGGGGAGACGCCCACCATGCCGCCGCGCAGGGTGAAACCGCGCACGTGCAGCATCTCGGCGGAGGTCAGCGACTTGTAGAGGTGACCGTCGATGGTCACGTCAAACCGCTTCTCCTGCGTGTCCTTGTCGCGGTAGACGCGCACCGCGTAGGGGTCGATGACGTGCATCTCGATCACGCGCGAGCCTGCGCGGTTGAGCTGAATGAAGGCGTTGCCGGTGAACTCCAGGCACGCGGAGACGTCCGACCAGAACTCCATCGCCGACTGCTCGAGGTTCGGGCGCTGATGCAGCAGCTCGTACTGCCAGTCCTTGAGCGCGCGAACGCGCTCGTTGCCCTCGCCGCGGTAGGTGATGAGCGGCAGGGAGCCGATCGTCTCGGAGATCAGCCGCACGGCCGCGCCCACCGCCGCAAGGCCGGATGCGGCCTCGGGGGTGACGTAGCGGCCGGTGTAGGCGTAGAGGCCGGAGCCGGGCGACATCCCGGGGAGCGGGATCGCCGAGCTGCCCCACTCCTGGGCGCGCTCCTCAGCCGCCGGCTGCTCCTTCTTCTGCTGCCAGGGCCATGCCATCAGGCCACGACCTCCATGCGCCCGTCGGGCGTCTCCATCATGCGAACGCCGGTGCGCTCAAGCCCCAGCGCGTCGCGTGTGCGGTAGTACTCGTGCGAGGCCGCCATGCGGTGCGCGCTGCGGCGGTGCGTGCGGTGCTCAACCTCCACGCCGGCGATGCGCGTGGTGCGCTCAAGCGGCAAGCGGTCGATGCCCCACAGGTAGACCGGATCGTCAACGGGCCCGGCCACGTAGGTGTAGTGGTTGCCCTCCACGCGAAGATCGGGCAGCGCCCGGAACAGCATCCGCATGTCGCTCTGGGCGCGCGGCTGCAGGCCGATGTGCTGGATGACCTCACCGGCCTCGTCGTAAGCGTTGTGCTGGGTGAGGGTGACCTCGACCACGTCGGCCTCGACGTAGTTGAGCTGCGTGCGCAGGTCATCCGGCGACTTGGCAAGCACCTCATCGGCGTCAAACACCCAGATCCAGTCCGAGGTGTCGGTGACCAGCTGCGCGAGGCGGAAGCCAAGCGTGCGCTTCTCCACCTCGTTGCCGAAGTAGGGCTCGGACGGCTGATAGAGCGTGAGGCCGATGCCGAGCGCGTCGCAGGTGCGCTGGATCACCTCAACCTGCCCGGGGTCCGAGCGCACCACGCCGCCGTGCGGGTAGGCCGCGTACGGGCCGTCCACGGCAACGAGGTGGTCAAGGTGCTGGCCGAAGCTCGACACCGTCGCGGCGAGCCACGCCGGGGCCTCGTCGTACCACGAGAGCAGGCCGACAACGCGGCTCATGGGGCCCTCCCGGCTTCCACGATCGCCGCCCAAAGCTCCGCGCGACGCGCCTCGGACTCGTCGAACAGGTACTCACGCGCCAGATCCATGACGTTTTCCAGTCGGCGCATGCGCAGCAGCGAGATCACGCCGTCAGGGGCGGGCACGTCGATGCCGTGCTCCTCGAGCACCGCGCGCAGGCCCAGGTTCTCGCCGTGCGCGACGCGCAGCCTGTCCTCGAGGTCCCAGATGACGTTGGCCGAGGCATCCGCGGCGTCGCGCACGGTGATCTTGGTGGTGTCGGTGGTCACGCCGGCACCTCGATGTCGTCCCACGAGAGCAGGTAGTCCGCGCTGTCGCCTTCCATCTGGCAGCGCCAGCAGGCGATGGCGGCGGCGACAAGGGCGTCGATCTTGACCGAGCCCTGCCCGCGCAGCTTGCGGACCTTCCAGCCGTTGTCGGTGTGCTCGGCCTCGGCGTGGGTCACGTGCTCGGCCAGCACCAGATCACCGTCATGCGCGATGCGCCCGGTCTGCACGCCGTCAAACCACGAGGCCCACGCGCGGGTCTGGTTGGCGCGCTTGCCCCAGGCGTCGGTGGTGGTGAACCCCTGCTCGCCGAGCATGCGGGCGGCAAGCTCAAAGCGGTTGGGGTCGTAGGAGATCTCACGGACAGCGTGCTTCTCGGCAAGCTTCTCGATCACCTCAAGCGCGATGCGGGGATCCATCGTGCGCTCGCTGACAAGCTCATGACAGGCGACGCCGCGGCGGGCACCGATCACGTGGCACTTCACGCCGATGCGGTCGCTGTCGGGCATCCGCCACGCCCAGGCGACGGCGGTGCAGTCGTCGTTGAGCGCGGCGTCCACGCCGATGAACAGCTCAGCGTCCTCGGGGATGGCAAGGCCCGGGACCTCAAGCGCCTGCCACGCGCCGCGGGGAATCCACGCGCGCCTGCTGCCGTCGGTCCACACGCAGGCGTGCAGCTGCAGGAACTCATCCGGCGAGAGCTCGGGGTTGGCTGCCTGCTTCGCCAGGTACTCCGGCGTGATCCACGAGGCCGGGTTCGCGGCCTTGATCGCCTCGGTGTCGGACGGGTCGGTGGTCTTGGCCTCGTACTTCCAGACCAGCGTCTTGCCGGCGAAGTTGCGCGACACCGTGAGCGCGCCGTCCTTGCTGATGTCGCCCTGGCGCTCGTTGCCGTCAATCAGGCGGCCGAGGATGCCGGTCTCGCGCGTGTGCGACTCGCCGGCCGTGGTGATGGTGAACACCTGCGCGCTCTTGCGGGCACCGCCGGCGGTCGTGAGCGCGGCCCATGCGCGGCGAAGGCGGGGGGCGAGCCATGCGTGGAGCTCATCCACGATCACCAGCGACGGGTTGTAGCCGTGCAGGCGCTCGGGGTCCGAGCTCATGCGCAGGATCTTCCCGGCACCGTCCACGCGGCTGATCTCGCCCGCGTAGTCGCGGATGTGCACCTGCGAGCGGAGAAAGTCGTTCTGGCGACAGAACGCGGCCACCGCCTCGAACAGCCGGCCAGCCTGACGGTCGGAGGAGGCGGCGAGCAGGATCTCAGGGCTGCCCTCGTGCTCAAGCAGGTGCCACAGGGCGTAGGCCGCAAGCAGCGTGGTCTTGCCCTGCTTGCGCGGAACGACCAGGCACACGCTCGACCAGCACGGGTTCCCGTCGTCGTCGATCGCCAGGGCCTCGTCCATGAACTGCTGCTGCCAGCCCTCGAGCTCAAGCGGCTGGCCGGCGAACACGTCGATCGACTGCACGCAGTAGGTCTTGGCCCACCAGGCGAAGTGCTCGCCGCGGGTGGCGTGCGCGTACTCAGCCAGAGTCACTGAGCACCTTCAGCTTGGGCGGGGCAGAGGCGCGGTCGGGCGCGGAGACCGCACCGACGGGACGGCCCGGGCCCTTCTTGCTCGTGCCCTCAATGCCGAGCTCCTTGGCGAACTTGGCGGCCTCGCGCTCGGCGGCCTGAGCGATGGCGATGGAGGGGTGGGCGACCAGCTGGCCCGTGGAGCCGGTGGTCAGCAGCGTGTCGGCCGGCACTTCGCCCCAGGCACGTGCGGCGAGCTCGATGGCGCGTGCGTAGCGCGTGATGGCGCGCTCAAGGTCGCGCGTGATTTCGCCGCGATGCGCGAGAGCGGCCCGCGCGTCATCGGCGGCCGCGCGGAACACGTCGCTGGTCTTGGTGGTCGTCTTAGTCAAAACGGCTGGCTCGGGTATCCGTAAAAAACCGACACCCTCTGGGT